GGATGCGTCAATAGATGAAGATGTTGTTTCTGTAACCCTGGAGTATCTTAGAACATCATTTGAAAAAGCCCATGGAGAAAACAGTTTTTGGAATGAAGTTATCAAACTCTGGAAAATAGCTGCAGTGAAAAGTGACTTTGTTATAGAAGGTCACCAACTGTATGGAAAAAGCGGAAGTTTGAGGACTGGAGTCGTAGGGACAACATTATTTGACACGGCTAAATCCATAATTTGCTACGAAGCCTTACTCCAGAGCCGCACGAACCTACATGATGAAAAAGCTGTAAAAAGATTTTTCCATGAATGTGGGTTGGAGGTTAAAGAAGGAACCTGGAATATAAATCGCGTGGACGAAAGTCCCGAAACTGGGGGCCTTGTTATGGAGGATAAATGGCTAGGAACACTACTCATGATGGTTGAAGGAGGAACATATAGAGAACCAATACCGTATGTACCGCATGAGGATGTAGCAAAACTGTTGACAAATCCCCGATATAACTCCATGTACATGAAGAGCAGGACCACAAATCAAAGACTCCTGTTAGATACGTTGAAAGGATACACGTTTTTGTGTATTCATGCTGAACACGTAGATCTTTGGAATGCAATATGTGATGCTCACAATAATGCTGACGGAGAAATTTTAACACAACGAGTTCAAGCAGGCAACGGAAAGGGAGAGAAACCTGAATTGGTTGCTTTCACAGGAGAAAACTTTGAGTGGCCGTCCAGTGATGGGTTTCCCTCTCTAGAGTTTTGTAAAAATATTTTTCTGTCTCCAACAAATTTATTGGAAGGCGGAGAATGGATCTATTGGTTCCCAACATTAAGAAAAGAGATAGATCGTTTTAAAAGAACTCATGAGAGAGTAATGGTAGCAAAAGTTAATGAACTACAAGGAGCCAGCAACTGGAGTAAAGAGGTTGAATATGAAGCGGCTCTTCAGAGTGTTAGAGAGGTTGGTCAGACACAAATACGAGAAGTTTTCGATGACCCTACAGCCTTGGTGAATAAAATAAAAATTTCTAGTAATATCACGTATAAGAAGGCAGAGAGTGTTGAAGTTAAAAAGAAACGAATAGCTAATTTAGTGGAGGATGAATATATAGATTCCTTCAAATTAGATTGGGCTCTGGTGAGTTTTGCCCACTATAGTGATGTATTCGTTTTCAATACTCTTAGAGAATTGGGTTGGTATCCACATGATAAACGGATAATGAAGAAGGTCCCTGTAACATCTGTGAATAAAGGAGACTATGGAAACTACTACTACTTATGCAAGGAGTTTAAAGCGAAAGTAGCGCATACACCCAACTTTATTTCTGCTTCGAGTCCAAACATCTTACTTGAAGCCTCTCGA